TCACAACACAGAATCTAAAAAATAAGAATACTTTTATTTATTTCAAGTATAGACCGTATATTCAACTACTTTTTTTTATAGTAGGGAGATACCGATCACAATTTTTAGATATCTAATGTGATGGTTTAATAACCAGCAGTCTTACGTGTTAATTCACGTAAAAAAACTCATCAAACCTTCCTCTTTTCAGTTAATTCTTTTAAGAATAAACATCAGTAACTCGGGCCGGGCTTAATGATACGGTTGGCGAATCACACTTGTTTCCCCATACGTCGAAACCGTGGGAGGATTTACGCGCAAAGAGCTCAATACGTGGAAGATTACCCAGCAACCGAACCAGCATTTCACGCACGCAGTCTGGTTTACGTGAGTGCTCATGTCGCGGCGAGGTGTAGTGCTGGATGATCGAGGCGTCCTGCTGTGGTGCCCGCTTACCCTTTACCGCGAAAAGACAATCTTCACGGTTCGCCCGGATCAGGTGTCCCATTCCCATCGCCGATTTGTCAGTTTGCTTCGGGTAGGTTTTATCCCAAGTGAAACCTTTCATTGTGATCAGGCGAAATCCCCAGGCATCGACGACTTTCATCGCCTCGAACGTTTGAGTTGGCAACCACCACATCGCCAGCTGGCAGCTTTCTGCAACCCGCTCCCTTACTGGCAGCCAGCAGATATCCTGCACCGTCATAACCAAGTATTTATGCCCGGTGCCACGCTTACCAGAATTGCATTTATCCTCGTACGTCCAGGGCGGATCCGCTTAGATCAACGTGTATTTCTTGTTCATGGTTAAATAAATCCGACTGCTTTACGCGCTTTGTATTGCTCAAGCAAAAGCTGAGCGGGAGTCGGCCCGGGCACGTGGCGCGGAGCCGAGATTTGTTTTCTGACCGGAGGGATTGGTTTGCCCTCACTGACGCGCTTCTCCCACATGTCCAGCAGGTCACCAGCCTCGCATGCCAGCTCGCCATGCGTTAACTGGCGCTCAATGCTACGGTGGCGCAGTTCGACGCAGATGTGGTACATGACAGGCTGTGACCACGGGAAATGCTCGCTGGAAGTGAATTCGAAGGAACGATTACGCCAATCCCAGTATTCGGTTATGACTTGGTCAACAGTGATACCTAACGCCCCGCCACTCTGCTTACACCACGCTACGAACTGGCCGGGCGACGGCAGGAATGGTCGCTCCTGTCGGCGGGCCACGCGCATTCCGGCGTTAACCTGCTCCATAGTGGTAATTCCATTTTCACGGAAAGCCATAACCCACTGACGGCGGATTTCGTTCAGCTCATTCTGGTTGCGGTTAGCCAGGCTCGCCGGGAAAGTTGCCAGTAACTGGCTGAACACACCGTTGATGATCTGCGCCACCTGCTGCACCTGCGGCTTTTCGTCGTATTGTTCCGGCATGTTGTTGGCGATTCGACGCATCTGCTCACGGTCAAAGTTAATCATCTGTGCAGCGATGTTTTTCATAAATCCACCCCATAAATCCAGTCAGTGTTTGTCAGGTCGAGTTTTGATTTTCCGGCTGTCACGCCAGCCTGTTGCTTGTTACGGTTGATTTCGAGTTGGGTCCACTTGTCGCGGAGTTTGGCCGGACTTAGCACGTTACCGGACCAGAAGTTGTCCTGGCATGCCCAGCGGAACAGCACGCACATGTCGCGGTGGTTACGTCCGTCACGTTCACGCATCAGGCGGATATCGTTAGCCCACCCTGCAAAATTCGGTTTTCTGGCTGATGGCGCGATGGTCTTCACCATGTCAAACATCCACTCTGCGGCGGTCAGGTCTTCTGCTGTCCCCCACTTGCTGCCGCTCTGAATTGCAGCATCCGGTTTCACCACAGGAAGATCGTTTTCTGGCTGGTCAGAGGATTCGCCAGAATTCTCGGACGAAAAAGGTTTTATATTGTCTTTTGTTAGTTTGTCTTTTGTGTTTACCTGATTCGGGTAAACGCCTTTACCTGATTTGGGTAAACTTTTCTTACCTGATTCAGGTAAATTTACCTCTTTCAGGTAAACTTTATTTTTCTTACCTGATTCGGGTAATGTTGACCATTCACTGATCACATTATTAATGCCGATATTCCGCCCGCTCTGAATAAAAATCCCACGCTTTACCAGAACACTTTTTGCAGCAGAACACTTGTGCGGCAATATCCCGGTCAACTCGGAAAGTTGCTCGTTGCTCACCCAATCCAGTTTTTTATTAAAGCCATATGTTTTGCGCATGACAGCCAGGAAGACCAGAAGCTGGTGCTGTGTTAATCCGGCCAGCATCACAGCTTCCAGCAACTCATTTGCAATGCGCGTATAACCATCATCGAGATCTGCCACGCGCGGCTCCTTTTGTGCCACATCCGGCACAGGAAAATTGAATATCTCAGCAGTGTTTGCCATAATTCCTCCCGCAATGAGTGTGTTACGATTTGCACCTGAAAGTCGGTTCTGTTCCAGCAGACCGGCTTTCGCCATTTCTGAACCTGTCATATCGCCCCCAGCATGGTAGTAACCATCGCCATCAATGGACCAGCCAGATCTGGGTCCACACGAAACATCGACACAATACCTTCACTAATTTCCTTCAGTTTCTGGTGGCGTGGTGCGTTGAGAATGACAGCCTGTTTTGCCTCACTGAGTTCCTTTTCCATTTCAGCCAACCTAGCCATGAAGCTATCCTGCTCAACCAGGTAACCGCGATATTCCAGCGGTAGTACCGCCAGAATTGCCGGGGTCAGTTCACGCACGTTATTTCGGTATTTTTCAGAATCGAATTTGTTATCGAGGAAGCGGAACAGCTTCTGGCGTGCACGGCTGACATCATCAGGGAAATCGATGGTGCCGCCGCCCTGCTCCCGATACTCATTCACAATGAGTGCGGCAACAACATCCTGATTATCTGCAGCCGACCAGGCGCGAACGGCATCACGGATTTTTTCGTGGCCTGGCGCCTGTTTTGTTTGAGAACGATTTATCACCGTAGCCGGGGTAAATCCGCTAGTCTGTTGGTATGTAATTGGTTGCATAGTAATTGCCTTATCAGTTAACTCCGCAGATTAGGCGGAAGAATTACTCACGTTAAACAATGGTGCGAGGTCGGGACGAATATCTGCTGGTTTAATCTTTCCACCAGTGGCTGAGACAATTTTCATTACATAGCGGGCATCAATTCCGCCACCGTGTAGCCAACGCCAAACCGTGGGTTGGGCTACACCGCAGAGATCTGCCAGTCGTTTTTGACTACCTGTAATACTGATTGCGAGTTGAATGGTTTGATTTGTCATTATCAATTCCTATTGGTATTGCAATGAATAGATAATAGCAATGCGTATTAACCCAATCAATAGCAAAACGTGTTTTGACCATCAATACGCAAGCGTATAAATTAAAACTTATGAAAAAAGAAACTCTTGCTGATCGCTTAAACCTAGCGATGGAACAATCTGGAATGTCTCAAGGCGCTCTTGCAAAGGCGTCTGGCGTAGCTCAACCCACAATCTGGAGACTGACAAGCGGCAACGCGCGCGGCTCAACAAAAATTGTTGAAATAGCTAATGCATTGGGTGTTCGAACAGAGTGGCTCTCATCAGGCATAGGCCCGATGAGAAATGACGGTCAACAATCAGGGAAGCCTGCTGTCAGCCATTCCAAATACTTCAAGATTGACGTTCTTGATATAGAAGTCAGTGCCGGGCCGGGTGTCATCAATCGTGAGTTTGTAGAAGTTCTACGCTCGGTTGAGTACTCGTTTGACGATGCTCGTCACATGTTCGATGGCAGGAAGGCAGAAAATATCCGCATCATTAACGTACGCGGTGACAGCATGTCAGGAACGATCGAACCAGGTGATCTTTTGTTCGTTGATATCACTGTTAAATCTTTCGACGGTGATGGTATCTATGCGTTTCTGTACGACGACACAGCCCATGTAAAGCGCCTGCAAATGATGAAGGATAAGCTGCTGGTTATCTCTGATAACAAGAGCTACTCACCGTGGGACCCGATCGAGAAAGACGAGATGAACCGGGTGTTCATCTTCGGTAAAGTCATTGGAAGCATGCCGCAGACATATAGAAAACACGGATAATTTTTTTGCCAATTTATTTGTTGTATATTCAAAACAAAGGAAATGTCAATGAGAAAACTATTCGTTACAGCAGCTATTCTGATTAGCATCTCTGGATGTGCTCAGAAAATAGATCCCCAAATTGCCGCACAAGCTCAACAACCAGTTTACTGTCAAGGTAAAGAGCAATGCGATACATATTGGTCGAGAGCCAAAGCTTGGATAGCAATGA